TTTGGAAAGATATATTATTCAGATGATGGTGAAATTTCTTCTTTAGCAGTTGATGACTCAGCATATAAAATCAAAAAAGGCGACCGAATAGGACAAATAACACTACTAGAACATAAGTCTTATTTATTTGGCATAGAGTCAGAAGATGTTAGAGAGGGCGGATTTGGTTCAACTGGAGAACAATAATGAGCACAACTGAAATACAAGCAACTATAACAGCTAGTTTTATCGTAGCATTACTCCAGCATCTAGGCAAACACGATAGGCATAAAGGAAGTGTTATAAGACTCAAAGAAAGACTTATATCAATATTGAAGAAGAAACCTAAAGAAATAGCTAGCCTTGCAAATGAAGCATATGATTATGTTAAGGAGCAACACAAAGATGAACAGATAGGGCTTGACATAGGAATTGTAATAGAAGGATTAGCCATGAACAAAGAATCCTATATGCAAGAGCATTTCGGTATGGATATAATGACATTAGTATCAAGAGCATCATACAAGATTACACTGCCTAACTTGACTGCTAAGCAAGGTAAGGATAGTTGGTCTATAACTGATGAATTTAAGAAATCTATAGAAAAACATACATTTGAATATTTAAAAGGAAAAAGATGAGAGTAGCATTGGAAAGCGAAGATATACGTAAAAACAGCTTTGGGAGTACAGGGAAATGAAATTTTACACACTAAAAGGCACCCTTAGAGGTCGAGAGTTTAGCGATACTACGCACGATATAAGAACATTACAAACACTGCTAACTAAGGTTTTAAGACTTGGTGGTAGTGGGTTTATATTTAGGGGAATAGCATGACAGTTTACGCAAACTTACAAGACTATAAAATAGTCACAAACGGTATAGTTTACTATATCGCAGATAGAAATGACGAAATAGCTGTTAATAAAAGTTTTAATACTGCTGCTGAAGCTATTACTTATGCGCATTGTTTTTACAAGGGGTTGGTGTGATGTTTACAGAACAGCAGATGAGCGAGAAGATGGGAAAGATACACAATGAAGATTGTCTGACTTTTATGAAGCAAGTTCCTAGTAATTACTTTGATTTGGTTTTGACTGACCCGCCTTATGGGATTGATATGGACGGCGGAAATATTGGTGGAAATAATCTTGGAAAAGCTAAAGACTACGCTAAGAAAGATTGGGATAAAAAGCCACCCACAAAAGAGCATTTTGATGAACTAATAAGAATATCTAAACACCAAATAATATTTGGTGCTAATCATTTTGTCGATTTAATTCCATATCGCTCTAGTTGTTGGATAGTATGGGATAAAGACAACAGTGGAAATTTCGCTGATAGTGAATTGGCATGGACAAACTTTAAGACCGCAGTTAGAAATTATAAATTCAGATGGAACGGAATGTTGCAACAACAAATGCAAGATAAAGAAGAAAGGTTTCACCCAACGCAAAAACCTCATAAGTTATTTCAAATGCTACTTAGGGACTACGCAATTAAACTAGACAAAAAAACAATCTTCGACCCCTTCATGGGAAGCGGAACGACCGCTATAGCATGTCAATCACTTGGCTTAGAGTGGTGTGGTTGTGAGTTAGAAGCGGATTACGTGGAGATAGCGAATAAAAGGCTAGAAAAAGTACAAGGGAGTCTATTTTAATGCAAAGCAAAAAACACAGCCACTACGAAGTACTAACTAATCAAATCGTAGGAATTATAGGCGGTTGGTTAATAGTAATGTTTGCGTTTCCATTTTTTCAACACATGGAGCAGTATACAGTCGCTACAATTTCAAGCGTTATATTTTTCGTTTGGAGTTATCTGAGAAGCTATACAATAAGGAGATTTTTCAATGGAAGAAAATAAATACAACAGAAAATGCAAAGGCATAACGATAGATGTTTATGATGTGCTACTTGCTTTTGATGTTAAAAACCCAGCCTTGCAGCATCTTATTAAAAAAGCACTTTGCACAGGGATCCGCGGGCATAAAAACAAAGAGCAGGATTTGCAGGATATTATAGATAGTGCTTTACGTGCTAAGGAGTTGGAAATTACAACAATTAAGTAAAACATATTTTCCATTTTTATGCTACAATTACAGCATGAAACCAACAATAACAAGCCTAGCCAAGTATTTGGCTATGTCTCCACAAAATCTACACTACTTAAAACGCACACATCCGAAGCGGTTTGAACTGCTCTGGGATGGGTGGATGCAAAAGGTTAAGCAATGCACGGTAAAAGAGGCATAGCAAGCCTTAAGCTATCAGAGCTTAAAGAGTGGTTTGCAGACCATTACCCATTTAGTTTTAAGAAAAATCAACCAAAAGAACGTATTAGAATACAGGTATATTTATATGATGATGAGTTTTATCGTTTAAATGTTTATTGTATTAAAAATGATATATCGAGAGGTAAGTTTGTGAAGAGTGCGATTAGGAGAGAACTGCAATACCAAAAAAGTTTAAAGAAGGGGAGGTTGTTTTAAAATATGAAAAAACTTACAGAAAGACAAAAAAAATTTTGTGAAGAATATATAGTTGATTTTAATGCAACTCAATCTGCAATAAGGTCAGGGTACAGCAAAAAAACAGCAAACAGAATAGGCACAGAGAACTTGTCAAAACTTGTAATTCAGGAGTATGTTTCAGAATTGATAAAGGATAGAGAAGAAAGAACTCAAATAACTGCAGATATGGTTGTGAAAGAATTAGCAAAAATTGCGTTTCATGATATAAGAAGATTATATGACGAGAATGGGAATATGATTCAAGTAAGCGACCTTGATGATGAAACTGCATCTGTTGTATCGTCGTTTAAATCACGCAAAGAAAAAACTGGTCAAGGGCAAGAAGATTATGACATAATAGATGAGTACAAGAGATTTGATAAGCTAAAATCTTTGGAACTATTAGGTAAACACTTAGGAATGTTTGAAAAAGACAAAGATGACGATGATGAGATAACGGTTAATTTAAAAATAACTTAATGCCTAAAAAAGTATACAACATTGACTTTAATGCTAAAGAGCAATTAAAAAACAATCAACAAACTATATTCTATGACTCTTCACGCTTCAAAGTAGCAGGATGTGGACGCCGTTTTGGTAAATCATACTTAGCTACTTACATAATCCTCACAAAAGCTTTTCAAGAACAAGGAATATACTTCTTTGTTGCTCCTACATTTGCACAGGCCAGACAGATTTTATGGGAAATACTAAAAGACAAAGTAAGAAAAAATCTAGCTAAAAAAATCAATGAGTCACGCTTAGAAGTTGAGCTTATAAATGGTAGCAGGATATTACTAAAAGGTGCAGACCGTCCTGATACTATGCGTGGTGTCTCTCTTAGTGGTGTTGTATTAGATGAGTTTGCAACTATGCGAGAGCCTGAAAATGTATGGCAACAAGTTTTAAGACCTGCTTTATCTGATAGACAAGGTTGGGCGTTGTTTATTAGCTCCCCGATGGGTAGAAACTATTTTTATGATTTATATAACAATGCTAAGACACTAAATGACTGGCAGTCGTGGCAATTTACTACTATAGATGGCGGATACGTTCCTGAGAGCGAAATACAAAGCGCTATGCACGATTTAGATGAACGCACGTTTAGACAGGAGTATTTAGCTAGTTTTGAGTCGTTTGATGGCTTAGTAGTGCCAAACTTCGACCGTGAACTAAATTGCAGCTATGAAGAGATACAAGAGTTTGACACGCTTATAATTGGTATCGACTTCAACGTTAATAAAATGCCTGCAATCGTACACGTTAAAAGAGGACACGAATTACACGCAGTTGATGAATTTTTCGGCTCGTTTAATACTGATGATTTAATGGAAGCTATAGAAAACAGATATCCAAAATATAAAAAAATATTCCATACAGACGCCTCTGGAGCTGCTAATAAATCAAGTGCAGGCGGTCGCACAGATGTGCAGATAATAAGAAGTTACGGCTATAGTGTAATGAACTTATCAAAAAACCCTAACATTATAGACCGTGTAAACGCTCATAACTCTATGATATGCTCTACAGATAAGACGAGGCGATACTTTATCCACCCTAGATGCAAAAGACTCGTAGAGAGCCACGAAAAACACGTATTTGATGCTAATGGGCTACCAAACAAAAAGCATGAATGGTATGATGATGTTTTTGATGGTTCTAGTTATGCAAGTTGGCACTACTCTAACTTTGGAAAAACAGAAATTTCCTCCTCAGACTTCTACCTCTAAAAATATTACAAATTGCAATAAGCTGTTAAGTTTTTATTGCGTTTTGTACCACTTCCTCATAAATTTAAAAATTCTTTTAAAAAATATATATTTTTATTTGACTTTTTAATATTATAAT